CTGTCATATTTCTCCGGGGGGAGATTTTTCTGAAACTTTCTGAATAGGATGCAGCCGCCACCGCAACCCCTCGTGCGGTAGAAGTATATTTACACTCCTTTCGGCTTCTTTCGGGAATGGCGGTCTCGATCGTCATGGCTGCATCCTACTCAGAAAGTTCAGCAATTTATAGCGAAAGGTTGATATTCTCATGGCAAAGAAACGAAAAGTTTCCGAGGGGGAGGCGCATCGTCCGGCAACTACCCCAGAAGCCAGGGAGAATCAGCTAATTTCCTTGGCTGTGGATTTAGCAGAGAAACAATTGCGAGATGGAACCGCCTCCAATCAGGTTATTGTTCATTATTTGAGACTCGGATCGAAAAAAGCCAAACTCGAGGAGAAGATGCTCGAGCAGAAGACGGAACTCGTCGCCGCGCAAACCGAGAACATGAAGATGGCTCAGCGTGTCGAAGAGCTATATTCCGAAGCGCTTTCGGCAATGCGGCTTTACAGCGGCACGAAAGATTTCGAAGACGAGGTTTACGATGACGAGTATTAAAACATATTCCGATTTGACGAAGCTCGAGACATTTAAAGACCGATTCGAATATTTAAAGATAGGCGGCGTCATCGGAGAACGGACTTTCGGCGGTAACCGATATTTGAATCAGAAATTCTACAGATCTCGCGAGTGGCGCAAGCTACGAGACGAGATCATAGTCCGAGATGGCGGGTGCGATCTCGCTTTGCCGGGTTACGAACTGACTTGGCGAGTGACCGTGCATCATATTAATCCTGTCACAGAACAAGAAATGTTACGATTAGCGGCGAACGTGCTTGACCCGGAGAACCTCGTATGCGTTTCGTACAGCACTCATAAGGCTTTACATTATGGCCAATTCGATTTATGTTCGGATTATGCTGTTCTTGACAGAAGGCCGAACGACACATGTCCGTGGAAGGAGTGAAGATGGCAAGCGAAGAAGTTGAAATCAGCGATAGCATCTTGACATCGATTAAGAAGCAATTGAACATAGCTAGCTCCGAAACGGGTTTCGATTCGGACATCGTGTTCCTCATCAATTCTGCTTTGGGGGTTCTCAATCAGTTGGGCGTTGGGCCTAGCGATGGATTTTCTATCTCAGGAGAAGATGAGACTTGGGACATGTTCATCACAGAAGATCGGCTGAACATGGCTTTCCACGAAGTATTTATACGTGTTAAGATGTCATTCGACCCACCAAACGGCAGCATGCTCACCTCTTTGGATAATATTCTCAAAGAGCTAGACTGGCGTTTGACGGTCGCAGCAGAAGAGGTGTCCCGAGATGAGTAAAGACATGAAGGCGATTACCGAAGAAGAGTATTTGGCCCATTACGGCGTACAGGGCCAAAAGTGGGGTATTTGGAACGAAGAGACTCGTCGCAAATATATGGGTGGCGGCAGCGCTCGACGTAAAGCAAGAACCGATAAGGACTTGAAAGCTCGATTTGCAAAAAAATCGGGCGCTATTGCTAGAAAACCCATTGTCGCCGCATCCGAAGCTTTGAGACAGAGAAAAGAAACAAAAGCCGTTGCGAAAGAACAAGGCATCAAACGCGGTCAGATGAAAGCGTTCCAACAGCTTCGTAAAGACACGCTGCGGTCACACGATCCTGAAGTTGTGGAACGGGGGATGCACACGTTGACCGATTCCGAGCTCACAGCGAAGATAGTTAGGCTTGAGACGGAGAAGAAAGTTCGAGATTTGGCCAACACCAATCGGCAAACGAAATTGGATAACGCTAAGAAATCGGAAGAGGTCAAGAAGGCGGCCAAAGAGCGGAAAGCAGCAGGCCTCGGTTCGCAAATGCTCAAATCCACGTATAACGCCACCGTTAATTACGCGGGAAAGAAAGCGGTCGATTCGTTATTCGCGGGGATCCCTTCGAAGCCGGGCAAGAAAACCGTCACCACGTCGAATCGATCCGAAAGTGTTTCTGAGGCAACGACGGCTGGCGAGACGATAGCGGCTGAGGTTTTGAATGTCGAAACGATTCATGAATCGAAAAAGTTTCCAAAAGGTAAATAATCATGCTATACAACGACATGGTCCCCATATATTATGGGGAGTTTCGCGATGCGGTCGTTCGAGGGGAAATCCCCGTGTGCGAGACGATAGCCATGGAAATGGAACGCATCGACGATCTTATAAAAAACCCAGGCGTTTATTACGACCCAGACGCCGTTGAAGGATATATCAAGTATTGCGAGAACGAACTGACTTTGACCGACGGTGGCGATCTCCATCTTCTCGACACGTTCAAACTTTGGGCCGAGCAGATCTTTGGATGGTATTATTTCATAGATCGGAGTGTTTACGTTCCCGATCCCGAAGGAATGGGTGGACGATACGAACGCCGTCGAATAAAGCAACGGCTTGTCAACAAACAATATTTGATCGTCGCTCGAGGCGCGGCCAAATCGATGTACGGTTCTACCATTCAATCGTATTTCCTCAACATCGACACCACGACCACCGAGCAGATTTGCACCGCTCCGACCATGCGTCAGGCTGAAGAGGTCATGTCGCCTATGCGGACGGCGATCACGCGAGCTCGAGGACCGTTATTCAAGTTCCTGACTGAAGGGTCTTTGCAGAACACGACGGGTCCTAAGGCGAACCGGGTGCAGTTGGCTTCCACAAAGAAGGGCATTCAGAATTTCCTCACAGGTTCCATCGTGGAAGTTCGTCCGATGTCCATCGACAAACTTCAAGGCGCTCGCTGCAAAGTGGCAACTGTCGACGAATGGCTCTCTGGCGATGTTCGGGAAGATGTTATAGGCTGTCTTGAGCAAGGCGCGTCAAAGATCGCCGATTGGCTCATCGTAGGGATGAGTTCGGAGGGCACTGTGCGAAACGGCGTGGGGGACTCCATCAAAATGGAGCTCATGTCGATTCTAAAAGGCGAGTACGTCAATCCGCACGTGTCGATCTGGTATTATCGTCTTGATGACATCGATGAAGTCAACGATCCGGCCATGTGGATTAAAGCGCAACCGAATCTTGGGAAGACCGTTTCATACGAGACTTATCAACTTGAGGTGGAGCGTGCGGAGCAAAACCCGGCCGCGAGAAACGACACCCTCGCTAAAAGATTTGGGATCCCTCTGGAAGGATACACGTACTTCTTTACTTACGAGGAGACCATCCCACATAGGCATCATGATTTCTGGCAGATGTCCTGTGCCTTGGGCGCCGACCTATCTCAGGGTGATGACTTTTGCGCGTTCACGTTCCTTTTCCCGTTCATAGGAAAGCGCGGCGAGCGGTGCTTCGGAATCAAGACGCGCAGTTACATAACGATAGACACGCTGCAGAAACTGCCCCTGGCTATGCGGAACAAATACGACGAATTCGTTGAAGAAGGCAGTCTCATTGTTCTTGAAGGCGTTGTCATTGACGCTGAGGAAGTGTTCGAGGACCTCGATCAGTACATCATGGATTCTCAATATGATGTCCGGGCATTCGGGTACGACCCCTATAACGCCAAGAAGTTCGTGAACCGATGGGAACTGGAAAACGGACCTTATGGGCTCGAGGTAGTTCGACAAGGTTCCAAAACAGAATCCGTCCCACTTGGCGAGCTCAAGAAACTAGCCGAGAACCGGATGCTTATTTTCGACCAGCAAATAATGTCTTTTACGATGGGCAATTGTATCGTTCTTGAGGATACAAACAAGAACAAGAAGCTGTATAAGAAGAAACGAGAGCAGAAGATAGACAACGTGGCGGCCATGATGGACGCTTATGTCACATACAAGCTCCATAGCGAAGAATTCGTATAGAGCTCGTATCATAAATGTAGGATTCTAGTAGATAGGGGACCTGATATATGGCGTACTACGGTGCTGAAGAACCGTCGCCGTCCATTGGGCGCCGGCTCAAAAACGCCTGGAACGTGTTCAGGAACAAAGATCCTTCTGAGAAAACCGTCGGCGGGATCGACATCAGCGGTGGAGTCGTCAGCTCGACCCGACCTGATCGGTTTAGGCAATATCATTATGGCGTCGATAGGACCATAGCGACGTCCATATACAACCGAATCTCAACAGACGCGGCTTCAGTCATAATCCATCACTGTCGGTTGGACAGCGTTGGCGGTTTCGTCGAAGAAATCGATTCCGGGTTGAATAACTGCCTCACGGTTTCGGCGAACATCGATCAGACCGGACAAGCGCTCATTCAGGACATAGTCCAGTCATTGCTCGACGAAGGCGTCGTATGCGTAGTCCCGGTCGACACGGTTGAGAACCCGTTACGGACCAACTCATACGATATCCTGTCGATGCGGGTTGGCAAGATAACCCAGTGGTGGCCCGCAAAGGTTCAGGTGGAACTGTATGACGATCGCCGCGGCGTGAAAGATTATGTCATCATGCCCAAGGAAAAAGTCGCCATCATCGAGAATCCGTTCTATGCCGTGATGAACGAGCCAAATTCGATTCTGAAGAGGCTCACGAGGAAACTGGCTTTGCTTGACGCCATAGACGAAGCGTCTTCGTCGGGAAAGCTCGACCTCATCATACAGTTGCCGTATGTCACTAAGTCGAAGACGAGGCAAGAGCAGGCCGAAACCCGTCGCAAGCAGGTTGAGGACCAGCTGGCAAATTCAAAATACGGCATAGCGTACATCGACGGCACAGAACGCGTCACCCAGTTGAATCGGTCGGTCGACAACAACCTCTTGACACAGATCGAGTATTTGACGAATCTGGTGTTCAGCCAATTGGGACTTACACAGGATATTCTCAACGGCACCGCATCCGAAGAGACGATGACAAACTATTACAAGCGAACGATCGATGTCATCCTCAACGCCATAACAAAGGAGTTCTCACGTAAATTCCTGACCAAGACCGCGAGAACTCAGTTGCAAGACATCAAATTCTACAGGGATCCGTTCAGCCTGACTCCGACTAACGCCATAGCGGACATTGCTGACAAATTCACCCGAAACGAGATCCTTTCTCCGAACGAGGTGAGAGGCATTGTTGGGTTCAAACCGTCAGCCGATCCGAAGGCGGATGAGTTGAGAAACAGGAACATATCTCAATCCAGCGAGGAACTAGCAGCGCAAAACGGCGGGATATACACCAACTCGTCGGTGGCGGCTGGTAGGGACATAGCAAGATCCCTATACGGACAATGAAAGTGAGGTAACATGTCCAAGAAGTACAACTTCGGCGGGTATGCGACCCGAAACGATTTGACATGCGCTGATGGCCGTGTTATTCGTTCTGGCGCATTCGCCGACAACGACGGGGCCACGGTGCCACTCGTATGGCAGCATCGTCACGATTCCCCCGATAACGTCCTGGGACACGCGCTTCTCGAGAACCGCGATGACGGCGTGTACGCGTATTGTTCGACGAACGACACTCCTGCCGGAGAGCAGGCTCGCAAGATCGTCGAACATGGAGACGTGTGCGCCCTGTCCATCTTCGCGAATCATCTGAAGCAACGTGGCAGCGACGTTGTGCATGGCAACATTCGCGAGGTCAGCCTCGTTCTGGCCGGCGCGAATCCCGGCGCCCTCATTGACAACCTTCAGTTCGCCCATGGCGATGGCTACGAGATCATCGATGACGAGGCGGACGTGTATTGCGATTCGCCGATCGAGCACTTCGCTGATCCGGATGATAGCGATAAGAAAGCCACGGTCAGCGCCAAGCCCGCTTTGGCAGATGTCATCGAGCATGCCGATGCTGAAGAGCCGCCTGCCGAGAAGAAACCGGCTGAGCCGACCCCCAAAGAAGCGTTCGAGTCCATTCCAGAGGAAAAGCTCGACGCCGTGTATTCCATCATCGGAGCCGCTGCTGGCGAAGGCGAGCCTACGGATGACGCCGAGGAAGTTTTCAATAGCCTGACCGATGCGCAAAAGGACGCCGTTTATCAGATAGTCGGCGCCATGGATGAAGCAGATTCAGAAGACGACCAAGCCGAGCATTCGGCATGGGAAGGAGAAGACATGAAGAAGAACGTGTTTGATGACACCAATGCCGCCGATTCCCCGACGCTCACGCATGACGAGGTCAAGGCCATTTTCGCGGAAGCCGAAGCTGGTCGTAGCCTTCGCGACGTCGTGATCGCCCATGGCATTACCGATATTGAGGTTCTGTTCCCCGAAGTTCAGACGGTTACCGCCACTCCAGAACTCGTTTCCCGCGATATGGAGTGGGTCGCTGGTGTGCTCGCCGCCACACATAAGACCCCGTTTGCGCGCATCAAGTCCACCGCAGCCAACATCACCGCCGACGAGGCGCGTGCACGTGGTTACATCAAGGGTAAGCAGAAGGTCGAGGAGCAGATCTCGGCTCTGAAGCGCACCACCGATCCTCAGACGATTTACAAGCTGCAGAAGCTCGACCGTGACGACATCATCGACATCACTGACTTCGAGGTCGTCGCCTGGATCAAGCAGGAGATGCGCGTTATGCTGAACGAGGAAATCGCCCGCGCGATTCTCGTCGGCGACGGTCGTTCCGCTCTGTCCAACGACAAGATCAAGCCGGATCATATCCGTCCGATCTGGGGCGATAGCTCTGTTTACGTCACTTATGCCGTTCTCGACCCGTCTCTCACGGGCACGGCCAAGGCCAAGGCGTTCATCGAGGCAGCCATCCGCAACCGCAAGTACTACAAGGGCTCAGGCAACCCGGTCTTGTACGTCGGCATTGACCTCCTCACCGAAATGCGCCTGATTCGCGACGACCTCGGTTACCGTCTGTACAAGAACGATCAGGAGCTCGCTGACGAGCTGCGCGTCTCCAAGATCGTCCCGGTTGAGATCCTCGATGGCCTCAAGCGCACGGTTGACGGCAACGAGCATGAGTTCGGCGGTCTGATCGTTAACCTGATCGACTACAACGTCGGCGCCAACAAGGGCGGCGAGGTTACCCTGTTCGACAACTTTGACCTTAACTACAACAAGGAAGAGTATCTGATCGAGACCCGCATTTCCGGCGCTCTGATTCGTCCGAAGGCCGCTATCGCCATCGAGTTCGGCATCGGCGGTTCCGAGGAGACGACCGAGGAAGAGACGACCGAGGAGACCGAGGAGACCATCGAATAATCTCGGTTAGCGCTTTGCGAAAGGAGCAATCATGCCCAATCAGCTTTACGGAGGACTTCACGAGACGAAGTTTCGCAGCATGGCCAAGAAGGCAGTTGTTGAATACTGGAACGGCAACAAAAACCTGACGAAGAAGTTTGGCGAGATCGACGCTAAAATGGTTTATGTCGTGTGGCAGGTTAAAGCCATCCAGAACAGCAAGGCCCTGCTCGGCGTTTCCCTAGACGGCGACGGAATGTACTTCGAGGCAACGTATAACGGTGATGCGAAAGAACTTTACCTTGACGTCTACAAGAAGCAGACCAAGAAGGTCTTAAAGTTTTAAGGCGGTTCAAAATGACGAAGTTTTCTGGCGAAATAGGCTTTTCAAAAACCATCGAGACCGAACCGGGAATATACACGGACACGATCGTGGTTCGCAAATATTACGGAGACATCGAGCGTCAAGGCCGTCGGTGGGAAAAAGGCGAGAACGTCAATGACGATTTGGTTGTGAACAACTACGTCAGCATAGTCGCCGACGACTTCGTCAAGGAGAACATCGGCATGATGAAGTGGGTGGAGTTCTTAGGCGCTAAATGGAAAATCCAGAGCGTCGAAATCGATTACCCACGGATCAAACTGACTTTAGGGGGTGTCTGGAATGGCGAATAGAGAAGATCTTCACGCCCTGTTGCTTGGGATACTCGGGTCCAACAACGCTTATTTCCAGCCCCCAGAGTCGGTGAAGATGAAATACCCCTGCTTCGTGTACACCATCGAGACGACCCCCATCGAATACGCCGACGACGTCAATTACAAGACGAACGATCTCTATTTGGTTAAATACATATGCCGAGAACCAGCGGAGGAGATTCGAACGACGTTGGCGAAAACGAAAGGCTTCCGTTTCGATCGTTACTACGTGGCGGACAACCTTCACCACTACGTATACACATACACGTTTTATTAAGGAGGATTTGCTATGGCAAAGCTCACTTGGGACGAAAACGGTGCTCGTCTGTACGAGACTGGCACACGCCGCGGTGTCTTGTTCCCCAAGACCCAGGCCAATTCGTATGACAAAGGCGTCGCCTGGAACGGCCTGACCGGCGTTACGGAGAACCCGTCTGGCGCTGAGGAGACCGCTCTTTACGCCGATGACATGAAGTACCTGTCGCTGTATTCCGCCGAGGAATTCGGCTTCACGGTGCAAGCGTACACCTATCCTGACGAATGGGCAGCCTGCGATGGCTCTGCCGAGCTCGCTCCTGGCGTCACTGTCGGTCAGCAGGTGCGTCTGCCGTTTGGCATGTGCTATCGCACCGTTCTTGGCAACGATCAGATGGGCGAGAACTTTGGTTACAAGCTGCATCTTATTTACAATGCCAAGGCATCGCCGTCCGAGCGTTCCTATGCGACCATCAACGATTCGCCCGATGCGATCACGTTCTCGTGGGAATGCAAGACCACGCCGCAGAACATCGACGAAACCCATAAGCCGACTGCGTACATCGTGATCGATTCCACCAAGGCCGATGCGACCAAGCTCGCGGCTCTCGAGGCCATTCTTTACGGCACCGAGCTTACCGATCCGCGCCTTCCAAACCCGGCCGAGGTCGTCGAGATCATGCAGTCGTCTGAGGAGACCACTGAGGAAGAAGAGACGACCGAGGAAACTACCGAGGAAACCACCGAGGAGCAATAAGAGCTACTCGAATCGAAAGGAGTGAATTATGCTCAAGAAAACCATAACCTACACCGATTTCAACGGCGACAAGAGGACCGAAGACTTCTATTTCAACATGTCCAAAGCCGAACTTGTCAACCTGGATCTCGAATGTCCCGGCGGCTTGCAAGCGTACGCTAACAAGCTGATTCGGAACGGGGATCGTCCGGAAATCGTCAGGTTGTTCAAGGCGATCATCCTCGGTAGTTATGGTGAGAAAGACGACACTGGCCGTCGGTTCATCAAATCTGACGAGTTGAGCGCCTCTTTCGAGCAAACGAATGCTTTCAGCGAGCTATACATCGAAGTCCTGTCTGATGAGAAGGCCATGGCCGACTTCATCAACGGGATCGTGCCGAAGATCGAGGAAAGCGAGAGCCCTGATAAACCGACGTTGCCCGTCGGCTAAGAAGGTGCTTTAAATGCTCTCGGTTGTCATTCCAGCTGGAGAGTTCTATTTGGAAAAGGAAGGAGTGTTCATCTCAACCGAGGAGACGACGTTGAGGCTCGAGCACTCCTTGCTTTCCATTTCAAAATGGGAAGCAAAATGGAAAAAGCCTTTTTTGGATAGACACAAACCAAAAACCTACGAGGAATCCATAGATTATATTCGGTGCATGACGCTCACTCAGAATGTCGACCCGAACGTATACTATGCGATAACACAGTCCGTCATGGATCAAGTGAACGCGTATATAGGCGAAATGCGGACCGCCACGGTTATCAGTGATAGGCATGGACAAGCTCCGAATAGGAGAATCGTCACATCTGAGTTGATTTATTACTGGATGGCCATCAACAACATACCGTTCGAATGTCAGAAATGGCATCTAAGCAGACTATTCACGCTCCTTCAAATATTCGACATCAAGCAAGGAGGAGATAAGAAAATGTCCCGATCGGAGATAATGTCCCAAAATCGGGCGTTGAACGCAGCTCGACGTAAAGCCATGAAGTCGAAAGGTTAGGCCATGGGGATAAAGATCACTTCGAAAGGAGATTGGTCTAAAACTCGAAAATGGTTATTCGAGATGCAGCATAAGAAATACCTGGCTGTCCTGGACAAATGCGCTCAACAAGGGGTGGACGCGCTTGCCCAGGCAACTCCGGTAGACAGCGGTTTGACCGCTTCGTGTTGGGATTACGAGATAGTTTACGACAATTCCGGGGCGACCATAACGTGGATCAACACCAATCTGGCAGACGGTTGGTTCAATGTGGCCATAATGCTGCAATACGGTCATGGCACCGGCACTGGTGGTTACGTTCAGGGAATTGATTACATAAACCCGGCAATACGTCCGGTATTCGACAACATATCGAACACGGTTTGGGAGGTGGTTAAGGGCAATGGCTAATTCCGTTGACAACCGAGTTGTTCAGATGGAATTCGAGAACAGCTCGTTCGAAAAAGGCATAGCCGAGTCTCTCAAATCGCTCGAGGCGCTTCATAAGAAACTTGATAACGGTATTTCCGTTAAAGGACTTGATCAACTTTCATCGAAAGTCGACAGTATATCTTTTGCTTCAACTATCGATCAAATAGATCAAGTTGAGACAAAGACTCGCGGGTTGGTCTCGGTTCTCAAAGAGACCATAAGCGAGTTGGGCGGTGTTGGCGGAGCCCTTGCTAAAGGACTTGGCGCTTCGGCACTCGGCCAAATGCTCATGGGCGGTCGTCAAAGGGCCACGAACGTTGAAAATGCCAAGTTTCAACTTGAGGGTCTCGGGGTGGCTTGGGACGAAGTTCGCGAATCTATCAACTATGCGGTTCTCGATACGGCGTATGGAGCTGACGAGGCTGCCAAAGCAGCAGCGCAGTTTGTTGCTTCTGGCGTTCAACTTGGCGATGAAATGAGCACCTCGTTGCGATCCATTTCTGGTGTCGCAGCGATGACTAATTCGTCGTATGACGAGATGGCGCATATCTTTACCACGGTTGCTGGTAATGGCAAGCTGATGACGATGCAATTGAATCAGTTCGCTATGCGCGGTTTGAATGTCGCAGCGGTCATGGCCAAACAATGGGGCATAACAGAAGAAGAAGTTCGCGAAATGGTTCATCAAGGTGTGATCGATTTTCGAACATTTTCTGATGCTATGGATGAAGCTTTCGGCGAACATGCTAAAGCTGCAAACGAGACATTTAGCGGTGCGTTGTCGAACATGAAGGCGGCGTTATCGAGAATCGGCGCTGATTTCATTGAGCCTTGGCGCGAGATGGAGCGTCAGGTCTTTCTTGGTGTCAAGGAGATGCTTAACAGCATTAAAGCCGGTTTGAACGAGTATGTCGATCTGACCGAGGCTTCGAGCAAGATGGGCATATTTGGCGCGGACAAAAAGGGTAAATTCTTAGACGAGTTCGCTGAAGGTCTAGTGATTGATGGCCATTCCCAAGCGAGCATCATCAGCAATTTTACCGTTTTCACGGCTAAACTGGGCGAGAAGATCCAGACGAACATGGACAAGATAACGGAATCCGGCGTGTTAAAGGAATTCGTTAAGTCGTTCACGTGGGCTTTGAACGGTGTGTTCGAAGTAGCTACGTCTTTCTCCGTCGGCATGTCGGATATTTTCGCCCACTTGATTATGGGTTTTCCGACTAGTTTCTTGAAGAACCTTCTCGACCCCATCGGAAACATAGGTTTCTCGCTATCCAACTTCATTTATCCGTTGCTTGAGCGAATTCCGTATTTGATCGACAGGCTCACATCGGGTATTGAGAATCTTTTGAATGCCGGGCTTTCCTATATTCAACCAATTCTCATCGGTTTGATAGAAGGTCTAACAGGTTCCGCCGAAGGTTTGTTCGAGTTCTTTGACGACGGAATCATCAATCTTCAAAAGCTTACTGCCAAATTCGATGATTGGACAAAATCTTTAGGGGCTAGCGACGAAGAAGCAGCTTCGTTGCGGAAAACAGCTGCTGAAATAGGCAAGGTGTTTCAAACCATTGCTGGTACGATAGCAGACGTTGCCGGTAAGGCATTCGTGTTCCTCATCGAGACTTTGCAACAGCTTTGGCCTATTTTCGAGGCTATTGGAAATCTCATCATGGCTGTTGTCGAACCGGCATTGAAATTGCTCGGGGAGGCTTTTGGTTCGTTTGTAGATGCCGTTGGCAATGCGCTTAACATTGATTTGGGCAATGGCTTGTTCGGTATGAATACCGGCGACATCCAAGGTATAGCAGACGCCATCAACGGACTTGCCGAGATGATTCGCACCGCTTTTAAAGATGTGACGATCGACAATTTCGCCGACAAACTCTATGAAGTCACCAACGGTATGGTTGATCTTCGGGGCATTTTAGATTTGGTGAAAAGCGGTTTTGATGCCTTGAAAGACTTGGATGTTTTCGGGCATTTGAGCGAAGGCATTTCCGGTATCATGACCTTGCTTGGCGAGTTGGCGTCGCAGCTCGGACTCATCCCCGACCAATTGGCAAATGCGTTTAAGATGCCAGAAAACGTCGGAGAGTCGCTTCTAGGCCAATTTAATTCGTTGTTGAGTGGAAGTGGCTCCAATTCCATAGGCGGAATCGCTGAAGACTTATTTGGCGTTAAGAAAGCTTTTGCTGATACCGGCGAGACTACGGCTCAAGTGGAAGGCATGGCTGGAAGTCTTGATCATCTTGGCGATGCGATGGTCAGCGTAGCCGACAAAGGTGAAGAGGCAGGCGGTAAGTTACAAAACGGCGTGTTTAAGGTGTTGCAAGACGCCATTGGCCCCAAAGGCGATATAAAAAAGAACGTCCAAACGTTCATAACAGATCTTGTCAACGGGTTTACGATGGATGACGCGATAATAGCCGCTTCTGCTGTGATGACCGGCTTTATGGGCGGGACCATATTTAAATTCGTAAATTCTATATCCGATCTCGCAAAAGCGTTAGCCGGTCCTCTTAACGGCATTACCGGTTTGTTCAAATCGTTGAGTACCGCGATTACAGACATGTCTAAAGTTATGGTGCTTAACGCCAAAGCTGAGATGTTCAAGACAATCGCTATCGGAATCGCGTTGATTGCCGGCTCGCTGTTCTTGTTATCGCTGATACCTGCGGATAAACTTGTGAATGTGCTCATATTATTCGGAGTTGCTGTTGTCGTTGTTGGAGCAGCTTTGGTGGCGATAAACGAATTGTTCATAACGATGACGGCAGCGTTTAAAAACGTGAAGCCGGACAAGATAGCTGCTATAGCAGCCACGATGGCCTCGTTCTCGGCAGTGTTGATGTCTATCGGAGCGTCGATAATGATGATATCGTTATCGATAGCTTTGTTGTCGATTCTTGATCCTGCTCGAGCGGCAATGGGATTCGCCATGATTGCTGTGTTTATTGGAGAATTCATAGGTTTAGCTGCGGTTCTTACTAAGATGAAAGGCGTCGAAAGTGCTGTCATCCAATTTGCCGCGTTGATAATGTCGATATCTGCGGCGTTGGCGATTTTAACGGGCGTCATGGTCGCGCTGGCGATTATACCGTTTGACACGCTATTTATCGGTTTTATGCGATTGCTGGTGGGGCTTGCGACGTTGATAGGCGTTGTAGCCGCTTTCTCGGCGATATCAAAACATTTTGGAGCGGAAATAGCAGGCGCAGCAGCTGTTATAGCAGCCATGTCCATAGCAATCATCAGCATGACTGCGGCTATAGTTATTCTGTCTCTTATACCATGGGATAGGGCTATTTCGGGAGCTTTATCGTTGGCTATAGCCATGATAGGCATGGGCGTCGCCGTTGGGTTATTGGCGAAAATTTGTGGAGGGACAGTCGGCAAGTTGGTTGGCTTAGTCCCTGCCATAATGGCCATGTCGTTGGCTTTGTTAGCGATAGCTGCTTCATTGGCGATAATAGCTACGATACCTGATACGACGGCGGCTATCATAACGTTGGTTATCGGCTTGGTTGCCATTACGGCCGCTCTCACGTTCTTAACATTAGTTGCCACTGGTTTGACATCGGCCGCTATAACGTTGCCGGCTATCGGAGTTGCTTTAGCCGGTTTGAGCGCCGCCATACTGGCAATGGCCGTTTCGATGAAAATTATATCCACCATACCGGACGTGACAGTGCCGTTACTTGCGTTTGCTGCCGGGTTGTTAGCTGTGGTGGCAGCGGCGACAGTGTTTGCCTTCATAAGTCCGGGATTGGCCCTTGCTGGTGTCGGTATCTTGGCTATCGGCGCAGGTTGTCTTCTTGCCGGTGTTGGCGTTTTGGCTTTTGCCGCGGGCTTGGCATCGTTGGCGGCGATAAGCCCTGCTTCAGCGGCATTGATAGCCTCTTCGATGCAAACTATGGCCGAAGGTGTCGGAAACGCCATGGTTACCATGGCCGAGAAAACAGCGCAAGCTATAGTTGCCTTTGGGCAAACGTTAGCTCAAAGCTCGTCTACCATTGCTGACAGCACCGGCAAAGTCGGCATGGCGGCAGCGAAAGGCTTTGGGCAAGCAGCGCCCGAATTTGGTTCGGCGGCCGTTAAAGTGATTAGCGCTTTCGTGCAAGGTTTGGGAGAAAACCTCGGAAGCATAATAGCGGCCGGCATGCAAGCCATAGGCGCTTTCTTAGTCGGTGTTGCGCAAGGACTTGGCGCCGTGATTGACGGTGCCGCCAAAGTGGCGATCAGCTTCATAAACGGTGTAGGCGATGCGTTGCGTAATAACGTTGCCATGCTCGGAGATGCCGTGTCGAACGTCGTGAATACTATATTTGGACTGCTTGCCAACATGATAGCGGATGGTTTGGAATCGTTATTCGGTCCAAACCCTGCTGCCGATTGGATTCGTCAAAGTGGTCAAGAGTGCTTGGAAGAAGCGCAGAATGCCAGCGATAGGGTCAATGAAGCGCTTCGGAGTAACGATGAAGAAAACGTTCAAGGTCAAAAAGAAACTATGGACGGCATGGTCGCCGCGACCGAAGAAGGCGCGGACGGAATGGTTAAAGCGACCGATGGCGTTGGCGATGATGTTATCAACAACCTAACGGGTGGTTTGGAAGATAAGCTCAAGGACTTCAACATTGAGGACATTGCTGGGAGCATGGATATGGAATCCTTGGCCAACACGTTTGGCGAAGGTGGTTCTGATGCTTCTGAAATGTTCACGACCAACGCTGAAGAAGGGTTGAGCGGACTAACGCAGTTGTTCACCGGTAAAACCGAAGAAGCGGTTTCTGCTGCAGAGAACGTCGATTCGCGCGGGCCAGGAGAAAGTGTTGGCTCTGATTTCGGCGCTGGTATGGAATCCGGAATGAACGCGTGGATTCAGCCGATTGCGAACAAGGCTGCCGAAATGGTTAACGAAGCTAAAGCAAAGGCTAAAGCGGCGCAGGATTCAAACTCCCCGTCAAAAGACACCATGGAAATTGGTGGATGGTTCGGCGAGGGATATTATATCGGCTTGTCGAAGTGGATTGTCCCTATCGCAAAGCGTTCGGAGGAAATGGTCGCTCAGGCAAAGCAACCTCTTATCGAGTTTGCCAACAAAGCGACGAACCTCATGGACATGGTCGATTTCGATTCGAATCCGGTTATCACGCCTGTCATAGACATGAGCGAGATGGAATCTGGGGCGAGGTCCATGGAGTCTTTATTCGGACAGATGCAGGCGCTGCAGTTCATGTCGCTTTACAGAGGTCTGGAACCGGCTTACGTAGGCGGATATTCCAACACCGAGTACAACGAATACAATCTCACGCTCGACTGGCAAGCCGGGCAAGATGCCAATGCGGCGCTCAGAGACCTCAATTCCGCGATACGCGTCAGAAAGATGACAGGAGGAAGGCGGAGATATGTCTGATGTAGCAATCGATAGGACTCCCAGCGTCGCTCCTGATAACATCACACTGGAGCGAAACGGGATGGAGTTCACTGGAAATTGGAAAATACCAGCGGCTGCGACTGATGGCAACCGCAGCGACCGCTGGGAATCCTTGAACCAGATTTGGCATGTCACACACGACATTGATTACCGAAACTATGGTTCTCTTGAAAAATACGTGCATCTTGGTAACGAGCACCATGAGGGTTCGACATCGCACACGACGGACAAATTGACGGAGATCAAGCGAAGCCAGTTCTACCCGCTTTGCGGATGGTACAATCGCTTGTTCGACGTCATGCTCCAAGTCGAGCCTTGGAATTCCTGTGGGACCCGTGTGAGCGGAGTGCTGTCATATCGCTTCGAGAAGCCGCGAGATCCGGCTATCGACGATATCGAGATGAGCAGCGACACGACGCCCAAATACACGACTACCATCTACACGGACGAGGGCAAAGACGAAAAGGAGCGATATGACACTCAGTTTTGGGTTGTCTGTCGCGACAACGTTCCAGGTTCAACGTACAACGGCGGTTCGTATAAAAACATGGTCAACGGTGACGCCAAGTGGTATAACGAAACCACGCACACGTGGGAGAATATCAACGGCGTCATGGCGTCCACCCAAAAGGAGATCAAAGTCTCCATCACGCACTCAGCTTCGAGGACGCTTCAGCCAGAGCAATATATAGAGTTGCAGGTGTTTGCTCTCGCTCGAGGGGTCATGGGCGATTCGGGAACGGTTTCCAAGAGCTTTCGTTACGCCTATCCGAAAAGCCCGACTATCAAGAGCGCCACGGTGTCTTCTATGGAGGACAGCGGCGTTGTAACTGTTTTGTTCGATAGAATGGCCGATTGGATCGATGGGCATAAGATACAGCTCGATCGAATAAAGACCACCCAATCTGATTTTTCGAAGATCTCAGAGTTCGACACCAACTGGACCAACGTGGTCGAGAAAGACATTAACGTGTCCGGGCTCACAGACTCGGTTGTCAACGCCAAAATCACCGGTGGCGACTACACCGTCACGCAATACGTGTACTACCGTATCGGGTTCGTGAGCAATAACTCGTATTACACGTCACATTCACCGGCGTTCAGATGCGACGCTCTCACTCGAGCTGGTGTCACTGGCGAAGATGACACGGTGTTCATCGACTCCGTTTCTCCGGGGAAAGATGGCGAGAGCCTTTTCGTTATCCTCGGATGGAACAACCAGAATCAGGGCAATACTTTGAACGATGCGGATGGCACTGAGGTGTCTTGGGCGGAGCATGAGGATTCGTGGCGAAGTAACGACACGATCAACACTCATGACGTTCCCAACGATTGGAAAGACGACACGCCTAGGCCGTCGTCCCAGACCGGTGTCAGCTACGATAACACCGCCGCGTTCACGATTAGGTCCATCTCTGATGCGTCCAAATACTATGTCCGGGCGCGCCGTTATAAGGACCCGCCTGATCAGACGGAAGGTGACCGCACGTTTGGCGCATACGCTTTCCCGTTGTCTACGCAGTACCCGATTTCGCCTTCTTATGCTCCAGAGAACGTCACGTTGCATGCGCCTGCGGCCGTCATACGCGGGCAGGACATCTCGGTTTATTGGACGTTCGCGGGTTCGTCGGAACAATCAAAATGGACGCTATATAGAATGCCATCTAAGGCGTCCGTCGTCAAATCGGCTGAGGACAGTAGCGGAATGGCCGTCATACCGGCTTCCGAGATAGCGGATAACGCCACGTCGGTTTCCTTCCTCGTTTCCATATCCACGGGAGGCGAATGGGTGGATTCCAACACGGTCGAAATTCAGATCAAGGACGCTCCGACAGCCGAGATAGTGGTTCCGTCGACGCTCGAGGCCCAACCAGCCGCCATCATGATGAAGGCCGCCACGGGCAACCTTGACGCGTTGATCACGATCACGTCGCTCGGAATGGCTTCGATTGGTCCGGGTAACAAAGTCGACCAGTTGGCCGGCGATGTGGTCTGGACCGACAAGCTCACACCTGACTGGGTGCTCGGGTCGGATGGCGAATACGTGGCGTCAGTCCTGTCTCCCGTCGGTTTGCTTCTGCACGACGGTGGGAGGTATTCGATGAAGGTCGTGGTCATCGACCGGGATAATGGCCTCCAATCAGAGCCGTATCAAGCGGAATTCGCCGTCGACTACGAACACAAGGCGTTGCCGCCTCTGCACACGTCCAAATGCGATTGCGATATCGACCATAAGATGGTGACGGTCACGCCCTTGGCGCCGGAAGCCGTTCTCGAAACGGATCTGTGCGATGTGTATCGCTGGACGCCTGACAGCGTCGATCTGCTTGTCGAAAATGTCCCGTTTGGCACGAAAGTCAGGGACCGGTACGCCCCGTTCTCCAAAAACGGAGGGCTCAAATACCGTGTCGTGACGAAGACCGTCGATGGGGACACCGAATGGGTCGATGTCCCATACAATGTTCGAGGGCATCAGATCCGGTTCGACTGGGGCGACGGCCGGCATTTGGAAGTTCAATACAACCTCGGGATGGACGACTCGTACAAGAAGGGCTTCACCGTGGCGCCCTACCTCGATGGATCGCGCATCGGCGATTGGGATGCGAGCGTGGAACGTAAAGGCTCATTCTCCACTCAGATGGTCCGATTGACCACGCGCGAGGAGATCGACCTCGTCCGAGAGCTCGCGCAATACGCCGGACCGGTGTACGTGCGGCAGCCAAACGGCTGCGCGTTCGCCGCGAACGTCGACGTGTCGAAGATAAGCGAGCATTACGATTCGCTGGTGCTTGACGTGTCATTTGACGTCGAGAGGCTTGACGCCGTTGAGGAGTTCCTCGCGAATCCAGAGGACATAGAGTACGTCGAGGAGCCGGAAGAGGCCGCCACGATCTTGAGGTCCGTCCCCGTCGTGTGGGGAGAGGACGCTCCGGAAGAAGGCGACACGTACCCGGTCACCGGAATCGTCCCCGGATACGAATTCGACCACATTTCTGGGTGGAAGCTCATGACGGCGCTCGACGGTTACGCCGGTTGGGGCGGTTTCAAGACTCAAGCCGTCATCGAATACGACGAAAACGAGAACGTGTTCGAATTGACGAGCCTGAGCGAGGCCGCCGAGACGTACCTGGAGACGGCCGCGGCCATCACCGGAAACCAATTCATAATGGTGATCGATTACGTTTTAACAGAAGTCCCACCGAACGAATAGGAGCCAACCATGACCCAATGGGGATCGCCTTATAAGATGAGCTGCCATCTCTATCTCGTCGATCCCGACACTTGGGAGACTGGCAGCCGGGTGGCGAGCGTCAAATCGTTCAGCATGTCCCGGTCCGGCACAGATCAGGTCCCGCTTCTCGAGAGCTGCACGTTCGAGATGTCCAACGCGGAGGCGGCGCGGGAGGGTAGCCGCTGGTACCGCATGGTCGCCCACGTCGCGCAGAAGAACTCCGTGGAGCGGGTCCCGATCATGACGTTCCTGCGCTCGGATGAGAGCAAAGACCTCAAGACGACCACGGTCACCAAGGGGTCCGGTTATTCCACCCTCAAGCCGGCTGACCTCGTGAGGATAACGACGGGCGATTACGCCCCCAAAGGAGTTGACGGCCCCTCTTTCGCCAAGAAGCTCTTGGCCGACGGAGGGGTCCTCGCCCCGATTGAGGTTGTCGGATCGTTCAAACTTTCCGATTATGTCGTGTTCGATCCTGGCATGACGTACCTCGAAGCGGCTTGGGACGTCTTGGACAGCGGCGGATGGGTCATGTTCATCGACCCGAACGGCGTGATCACTATCAAGGAGAAGCCTAAAGAGCATGACCTTCTGCTGGACAGGACGAATGCCAAGTTGATCCGTAACGACGTCAAGGAATCATTCGACGAGATAAGCGTGTGTAACCGCTACATCGTGCCGAACGGCTCTGACACGGTCATCTGCGTGAATGATCTCGAGGACAGCCGCATGTCCGTTCAGAACAGGGGGTTCATGGTCGATTGCGTCGACACGTCGCCGACGCCGGTCGATGGCGAATCGCTCGACCATTACGCGATGCGCATGCTCAAGGAGAGCAGCATCGTCCAGCATAAATACAATTACACCCGGCGCTTTTACCCCGGCATCTTGCCGTTCTCGCTCGTCAAGGCGACGGTCGGATCCCTCGGGTTCGTGGGGGACCTGCGGGTCCTGTCCCAATCCGTGTCTTTCGGGAGCGGGGGAGTCAAGGTGTCGGAGACCGCGGCGTACGAGGAGGTGACGTACGATCCATGGCAGCTGAAATGAACGATTTCGAGCTCGACGAGTTCGTGAACGGCATACGATCGCTTCTTGATTACGAGCCGGCTGAGAACGAGATGGCAGGCGTCGTCACAAAAACCGATTCGAACGGGGTGAAATGGGTGCGCCTGGCTGGAAGCCCGGCCGACACCCCGGCGAAAAGTTCGGCTGTCACGACCAAGACCGGGGACCTCGTGCAATGCCGGATCGAGAATAATGTCTGCACCATCGTGCGGAACCTGTCGTCTTCGAGTGTCACCGTGTCGCTCCTCGGCAAGGCCATGACAGCCATGGTGTCCGGGGATACGGGGAAGCTCTCCACCGAGTACGGCAATTTCGACGATTTGAAGGCGCTGAACGCATCGATCGAGAATTTCTCGGCCTCCATGGCGTCCGTCAAGTACCTCAAGGCGAATTACATCGACGCGGAGGCCATCAAGGCGACGTACATGACCGCCGAGACCATCCGAGCGAATTACATGCTCGCGGAGACGATCGAGGCGACGTATGCGTCTTTAGCGTATTTGCAGACATATTACATCACGGCTTCGCAGATAGCTGCGCAGTACTTGTCTGCTCAAACGGCAAACATTCAATACCTGCAAGCCGACTTCGGCAACTTGAACGCCGCAACGGCGAACATGATAAAAGTCAGAGATTTATTCGCCAAAACGGGTTTGTTCGAAGGCGTCACCGTTCTTGGCGATGGCACTTTGACTGGCACGTTGAACGCGACGCTTCTTAATGGCGATACCGCAAGGTTTTCGAATATTTACGCGGACGCCATCAAGATTCTCGGAGAAGACGGGCTGTATCGGGCTTTGAATCTAAGAGGCTTGGACACCGGCGAACAGCAAATTCTCATAGACGAATACGGTGAGTCGCTCGAAGGCGGGATACACGGTAGTCACATTCTAGCCGAGTCGATCACGGCGGACAAGATAAACGTGACGCAGTTGGCAACCGTGCTTCTGTTAGCGCAATACATGCAAGTTGGCGCCACTGGCGGTGTGCACATAGAATCTGTTGGGAACAGGCTTTCGTTTCTCATAGGAGGATATTCGCTGTCCACGGCTGTTGATGATCAAGGCAATCCTTACATGTCATATGTGGCGGTTACGCCAAGTGGCAACGAAAACCCACAGCAAAGCGGGTGGTATGAACTAGAATCGGGCGAATATGTTCGTAGTGCGGACACGATTGTCGATTCTTTGAAAACATATTATAGGCTTGTTTCCACGTTTCCGTCAGACAAAGCGGTCAACGGCGAAGTGGCGTTTATATCCGTTAACGAGTTGGACGGAAGTTCCGTGTTTTACATGACGAACGAAATCGTGTTGAAAAACCTTCGTTTCGGAAAATGGGTTTGGTTCGATCGGAATTCCGTTTTGAACCCGACTAACACGAACATGGCTCTTAAGTGGGTTGGGTGATTCTCATGGCTTTGTGTTTGCGTTACGCTATGGATTTGACTCGGGTTCAGCCTCGTAGCGGAATGTCCACCATGGATGATTATTTAGGATGCGGCTGCGCGATTTACGCATGCGGGTATCTTAATGGCGATGAAACGTGGTACCAAAGCGAAAGCGATGTCATAGGTTCGGTTTCATACGATCCGAATACAGAATTCGTCGTCCTCGTTCATGGTTATGGCGCTGCTCCTAGATACGGTCGAAACTCCTTTGTGAATGAATGGCTTTACGATGAATACGCAGGGACACACACCGTTTTGTTGGAAGTCACCTTAACGTATACGATACCTGGTGCGCAAAGTGCCACAAAACAACTTCTATATGAGCAGAAGACGATGGCTCCAAGTCGGTCGCAAGACTATCCGTTTTCGTCGTCGACAAAAGGCAGCGATGCCCTAACAACAGGTGGCTCGTCTCCGATATTGTACATAAAACTGCCGAAAGCGGCAGCGTCATACCAAGTGGAGATGAATGCCAGAGTGCATTTCACAGATCTCGTAAGCGAAGGATTCACAGATTTAACGGATTCTTTTACTATAACGGTTCCTGGATTGCCAACGTATTGGATGCACTATGCTTGGTCCGGGAGTAGTTGGTATGATTATAGTAATATGCCACCTTCACAATATAAAACACACGGGATTTCAACGACGGTTTCCAGCATAGTGCCGTCCATGGTGGACCATATATTTTATAGGTGGTACTATTATCTTTACGATGCGTCCGGACATATTATAGAAGGTAGCAAGGGTTACGCCGATCCGGGTGACGCTTGGTCGATCGATTCGAATGTTTATTTTTACACGGACTGGAAAGAAGTTCCGAAAATAACAAATGTCACAACCTCAAGATGCACAGCTTCGGGCGTGGAAACTGATGGCGGAGGATATTTAAAAGCCACTGTTGGTTATTCCGTGGATTCTCAATGGAAAACGGGCAGTTCCATAACAATGTCGATCGGTTCCGCATCAGCGACGGTTCAGTTATCTTCACGAACCGGCACGGTTAACATATCGCCTATAAACATTTCGGCAAGACCTGACGCGACATATGCGGTGCAATTCGAACTTGAAGATGGAGCGGGACACACGGCGACAAAGGTGGTTTCCGATAGTGTTACGTATAGCGCGCCATCAGCAGAGAACATAGTTGTCAATCGGTGTGGCTCTAACGGGACCATATCAGACGATGGCGTTTACGGATATTTGGATTTAAACTGGTTCGTTGCAAACACAAAAGACGCTTCGGCAAGCGATGTCGTGTCACCAACGAGCATTCGCGTCACATCCACAGCAACCGATGCGACGACCACCTCTTTTTCAGCAGGGTCGATTAGCGGCGATAAAAGAACGGGTTCGTTTTCGTTGCTTATAGGCTCAGGGCTCAGTTTAGGGCCATTCGATCCAGGCGTTAGTTATGAAATAACCGTTATCATATCCGATCCTTGGAATTCCACAACCTATAAAGTCACGCTTCCTCAAGCGTTCTTCACCATAGACCTTCTCGGCGACACGTATCTGCAATCCGATGGCCAACGTCCTGGGCACGGGATCGCTTTCGGCAAGCCTGCCTTTCGAGAAGGCATGGACGTCGCTATGCAGGCTTATTTCGCGTCTGCTGTCAAAGTAGCCGAGCGCTTGTCGCTCCCGGTGTACGAGTACGCCACGAAACCGAACGAGTCCGACGTGCCTTCAAAGCCATCCTTGGTTGTTACCGAGGACAAGGAAGTCTGGCTCGTCATCCCCGACCCGAGTTAGGAGGGCACCATGTCGATGATACAGTTGGTCAAGGCGCTTTCCGACCTTGTCGACGATTTGAAGCCGTATTTCGTGCAGAAGTCCGGGGATACGATGACGGGTAGCTTGACCGGCACGACGCATGGCGGCAGTTGGATATCTCAAGCAAGCGCGGACACGCCTTTGGTCATCACACCCGCGGTCCCAACTGATGGGGGCAGATACGATGGCATCATGCGGGGTACGTTCGCCGATGGTTCGTCATGGGTCATGGGCGGCATTCTCAAGCGAATTTACTTCACATATTTCGCAGCGGGTCGAACCGCCAACGGGACAGATGGTGAAATAGCGTTTGACATTCCAAATTCAGCCATTCTTTTAACAAGAAACGGATATCTCAACACGTATCGAACCGATTACAACGATTCCACGACACCTTCGGGTAGCATGTGGATGGACTCCGTCGTCGGATACGATTCCAGAGGGACGTATTCCCGTTTCAATCTTCGCCAAGTGGCGTTCTCAAGCACCCATCAAGGTGTTCAATTGGAAGCCCATCGCCAGATAAACGGGACTGATTATTACAACGGGTTTTACATGACGATCAACTCTTCCGGTGGCATGGCGGTTACCATTAACCAGCCTGCTGCGTGGAGAACCGGCATGAGCGTTCTTGGAGCCAACAATAATAATGGCTATTGGGGGTTCAACCGTCCTGATGGCGATTTAAACGATTGGATTCGCACGTCTAATTATGGCATCATCCCATACTCTTCAGGAGGAGCTTCGTCTATTGGCACAAGTTCGTGGCCTTTTAACAACGGATATTTCAAGAAGTTATCCGTAGACGGCAATGGCGCGTATGTGAAAGGGCGTTATAACGGCAGCGGCGATGATGAAGGAGTCGTTATCGGTCATGATAGCAATGGTTGGGCTGGATGCGTTTTAGGAAACCCGAGTGGTCGTAGAAGCGTTTTTTATCTGGCGTCTAGCGGCAATGCTTTGTGGCGATACAATAATGGTTCATCATCATATAACATCTACCACCCAGCGCTTAACGATAGGGTTATTCTGTTGACCACCAACGCAAGCGATCGACTTACATTCATGTCTAGAGGTAGTAGCGATTATCTGCATATTGGGTCGGCTAGTTATGGCGATCACGGAGTCACCTGGTGGTCTTCAGATGCTCGCATGAAAGAGGATATTGAAGATAGCGATGTTGACGCATTGAGTTTGGTGTTGGGTATACGGCATCGGTCGTTTCGTATGAAGGACACAGGTGTTGAGTATGATATCGGATACGTGGCACAGGAACTACAAGAACTTGACGAACAGTTAGTTTTAGGGGTTCCGAATTCTAGAATCGTGAATGGATCTGCCGTGTTCACTGGCGATTATCGCTATCAAGTTGACGAGCGTAAGCTCATTCCATATTTATCAAAGGCCGTTCAACAAGTGGCCGCTAGAAACGATGAATTAGAGACACGTATAGCCGAACTCGAGAGGAAATTGGAGGGGCGATGAAAACTTTTGAATTCGATGGAACCGTGTTCGAAGTTGAAGAGCAGAAAATGGGCACGGACACGTTGGATGTCGCATTCCTTGACGAATCCGATTTTGGCGTTCTGTACAATTGGGTGAGTAATGCCGATTTGTCGTATATCGAAATGGTTGGTGAAGAAGGCGAGATCACGGTTTACGAGGGTTATAGTGTGTTCAAGTCGCTCGTGTTCCTTCAGGCGACAGATCAGGATTTCTGGGAAGGATTACGCGCGATTGTCACGTTATCAAAGCCTATCGAACCAGAGAAATAGCGAAGGAGGCCAACATGGAAATCGAGTACAACGAATGGACCGCCAGAGGATGGGCAGTCGGCGAGCCAGAGGGCGCGCCTGACGATTTCGATCCCGAGAAGGAGGTTGAGGAAGATGCCGAAACTGGAGCAGATTCTGGCACCGAACGAGATCAGCTATGATTACAATAACCCCGACTGGATCGTGGTCCACTACACCGCGACTGACGCGAGTGCGTATAACAACGCGGTTTACTTCAGCCGTGGTGGCAATTGGAACAGCTCCGCCCACTACTTCCTGGATGGCGGCGGGGTGATTTACCAGTCGGTCCCAGACGACAGGGGCGCCTGGGCTTGCGGCAATTACGAAGCCAATACCAATTCTATCAGCATTGAAGTTGTCAGTAGCGGACAGGACTTCGATGAGGCAGAAATCGCGGAGCTCCAATGGCTCGTGCATGAGCTCATGAAGCAATACGACATCCCAGCGTCGCATGTGATTCGCCATTACGATGTCGCGGACGTGTTCGGCGGGTACACACTCGATCCGAACAAGCACTGCCCCGCGCCTTACGTCGACAATTCAAAATGGAGCGCACTTAAGAAGCGCATCACCAGCACCGCGAAGAAGGAGGACGAATTGAAGCCGGTCACGAACGATGGAGGCGCTGTTTACCGCCTCTACAATCCCAACACGGGGTTCCATCATTACACGCTCAGCGCGGCGGAGAAGGACGCCCTCATGAGCTCGGGCTGGAAGTTCGAGGGGGAGGCGTGGAAGGCCCGCGCGTCTCAAAGGCTCGCTGTTTACCGCATGTACAATCCCGGAAATGGGGATCACGTGCTCACTAAGAGCTATTCCGAGGCCGAGAGTCTCTCTAAGGCCGGATGGAACTATGAGGGCGTGCCGTTCTTCGCGGCCGACAGCGGCACCGCGGTGTACAGAGTGTACAACCCGAACAGCGGAGAGCACTTCTACACCACGAGCGACAAGGAAGCGACGGACCTCAGCGTGGCCGGATGGCGCCGCGAGGGCGTCGCGTTTAACGTTTAACAACAAGCTCAAGGAACGGGGAATCGGATGGAAACAATCGGCAGTGAAGCTCTCATCAAGGCGAAATTGGTAGTGGTGTCGGGGATAACGTTCCGATGCTCGTTCACGTACAAGCAAAACGGCGTGGCTGTGGATTTGTCGTCCTGGAACGCTTACATGGACTTTTACCAAAACGATGCGAAAGTACATAATCTCGATGGCTGCATAGCCTTGGGCGACAAGGGCATGGTGCAAGTCCACATGCCACCAAGCGTCACAGAGCAGATCAAAGTCGGCGTATACACATACGATATCGTGCTTGAAGATCCGAACATGGATACGGTTCGGCTAGCCATGGGCACGGCGAAAGTGACGAAGAGGTATAGCTATGACGGATGAGATCATCATTGAGACCGATTCTGACTCCGTTGTGGTTAACGACGATACCGAAGAAGTGGTCGTCGAATATTACGACGAAGCAGTCGAGGTGGACGAGGACGGAAAGCAGCCCAGTCTCGATTATCGAACGGTGATCAACAAGCCGAGCATCAATGACGTAACGCTCGTCGGAAACAAGTCGCTCGATGAAATCGGGGTCTCGAAACTGACGAATTCGGATATTTTCGACATAGTGTACAGGAGAGGCAGATGACAGTAGAGAAGTATCTTGATTACGACGGGCTCCTTTATTACGAGAGCACTGTCAAGGACCGTTTAGACGACAAAGCTGACAATTCGGATATTCCGACGGCGCTCAGCGAGCTCACCAACGATGACAACTATGTCCAAGATGCAGATTACACGCACACGGACATTGTGACGGTCAAGGTGAACGGCTCGGCGTTGACTCCAGCAAACAAGGCTGTGGATATTTCAGTTCCGACCACTGTGGCCGAACTATCCGATGAGGCCGATTACGCAAAGAAGACTGATCTTGTCGGCGGGCTGAAGTACAAGGGTTCCGTCCAGTCATATTCTCAATTACCTTCTTCCGGTCAGGAAACGGGCGACATGTGGAACGTCGCCACAGCGGATGCGACGCATGGGGTAGCTGCTGGGGATAATGTCGTGTGGAACGGATCGAGTTGGGATGTGTTGCGCGGAGACATCGACCTTTCGCCATATATGCTGAAGGCCGATCTTGTCGCCATCACGAATTCGGAAATCGACGATATCGTGAGTGGTAACAATGCCTAGCGGATTCGACAGCTTTCTCGACAAGTCCGGTTTGTCATATTTGTGGGGAAAGATCGTCAACCAGGCAGATCCATTGCGGGCGTACCCGGTCGGCAGTATTTACATGAGCGTCAACTCGACTTCTCCAGCTACGATATTCGGCGGCACTTGGGAGCGTATCGAAGGAACATTTCTGCTCGCGGCAACGGATAACGGGAGTTCTGGTGCCGCTCAAGCGGCTGGAAACACCGGCGGTGCGGCTTCGGTGACATTGACCGGTGCCCAATCGGGTCTTCCAGCTCACTCACATGGGCTCAATTCCCATAAACACTCGGTTGGCGCTCACAGCCACGGTTTGAACTCGCATAAGCATAGTGTCGGTGCTCATAGCCATGGTTTGAACTCGCATAAGCATAGCGTGGGCGCGCATGCTCACACGGTTCCCCAACACGGGCACGGACATACGAATCCGAGTGTCACAGGTGGTTCGCATGGGCACAACACAGTTCTTAGCGTCGTTTCCAACGGAACGGGCACTACGGGTAACGGCCCGAATTATACTAATTACGTCGCCTTGAAATTCAATGCTAGTTGGCAAAGATACGAACCGTATACGACAGACACGTCGCATTCGCATACTGTTTCCGGCGGCGGTGTGTCCGATAAAGCCGCATTCAATACCAACAATTCGACGGCATTTGATAGTGGCGCGGCCTCCGGCAGCACAGCTAATTCGTCGGCATTCGACACCGGTGCCGCGTCTGGCAGCACTGCAAATTCGTCCGCATTCGATTCTGGAGCCGCTTCTGGCGATACGGCCAGCAACACAGCCGCTTCGGCAACTGAGGCCCACGATAACATGCCACCGTACTTGTCTGTGTATATGTGGAAACGCACCGCTTAACGAAAGGAGACTTGCATGTCCAAGAAGATATTCGTGCTTGTTCCTTATATGGGTCGAACCGATGAGGAACTAATGCGCATCCGGGAAGAGGCGCTGGCCAAATACCAAGCCAAGCGCCCGTCAGACGATGCCGAGCTGTCCATACCCGAGGGAAAGAGGCTTTGCGGCGATATGGAAGCCATGCTTGCTTCTGATATTGTGATCGGCGTTCGATACCATGCCGCCGATGCCGTGTGTAACTTGGTTGAACAAGCAGCGTATGTATACGGCAAATGGGTTGTGGATGATCGCGAAATAGAGAACTGGCTCGATGAGTCCGATATCACGGGATTGGAGGAAGAGTAGAATGGAATCCACACCGATATTTCTTTACGCTTTCTACGCGCCGGTTCATGACAATCCGGCCGTGCAAGTCGCGATCATGGCGGTCGCGATTCTCGTCGTGCTCGATTTCCTATTCGGAATGGTCGGCGCGATCATCAACAAGAACTGGGACTCGTCGAAAGTTCGCAGGGGCCTCGCTCACAAGTGCGGGGAGTTCGGATTCCTAGTGGTGGCAGACGTCATCGACGCCTTGCTATTCGCCGGAATCGATCTGCCGTTCGAGATTCCCAATGGCTGCGCGCTGATGTTCGTGGCCGTGTCCTTGATCTTGATGGAGATCTCCAGCATCATGGAGAACATCGTCAAGATCAACCCAGAACTCAGCAACAACAAGTTCTTCCAACTCCTCGATTCCGTGCATGTCATATCCTTGCCGGAAGAGGGGATGGAAGAGGCGCCTAAGGAGGACGAGGACGATGAGTGATGACGTCAGGATCGTCTACGTCGTCGACGGAGTGGAGTATCCGGATATTTCCGACGAGATGGCGGTGATCCAAGTTGCTTAAACGGGTCTACGTCAGCCAGCCGATGCGCGATGTCCCCGAAGCGGATATTCTTAAAACGAGGGAAATCTGCCTCGATTTCGCGAAAGGGTTCTTCCCGTACGACGAGATCATCGAGGTTCCCAAATTCGATTTGACGAAGGTCCGCGGGCTGCATCCGGTTCGCATCCTCGGAATGAGCATCGAACTGATGTCCGACGCGGACCTCGTCGTGTTCGCCGAGGGATGGCAGTACGCCCGCGGATGCCGCATCGAGCATCGAATCTGCCAAGATTACGGCATTCCCTACAAGGAGATAAGCGGATGATGCGGAAAGCGCTTATCGCGCTCGTCATAGCGACACTCGTGTTCGACATCGTGGTGCTGATCGTCGGATCGCATCCGGATATTCGGCATGAGCCGCTCAAGAACCCGTATTACCCGTTCACAGTTGAAATGGAGGTGAGGGACAGATGAAGGTCGTAGCCGCCATACCGGTCCCATTCGATCCCACGGTGGTGGACCTCGACGTCCTTCACCGCATCACGCACCAGCAGGATCTGCCCGACGACGTGGAGGTCGACTGGTGCTTCACCAAGGGGCATGACATCGGCATCGAGCGCAACGAGCTCGTGCGGAAAAGCCTCGAGATGGGCGCGGACAAGATCTGGTTCGTCGATTCGGACGTTCAAGTCCCTATGGACGCGCTCTCGAATTTGCTGAACCCGGAGGCGGACGTGGTCATGGGATTCGTCCCGCTCCGGAACACCAAGACGCACTCTTCCAACGTTTACCGTCCTGGTTCCTCCTTTTCCAAGGACGGCCGGATCAAGTATCCGGAGCTCTCCTCCGAACCCGAACGCGTCGTGGTGAAGGGCGGTGGCTTCGCCTGCGTGCTGCTGTCCGCCTCCGTGTTCTCAAAACTGGAAAAGCCGTGGTTCGTCTATTACGAGTCGCAGAGCGGAATTCGGAGAGGAGAAGACCTCGGATTCTGCTACAAGCTCGAGGCCATGGGGATAAGGGTGTTCGCCGACACGCGCGTCAGGTGCGGGCACCGTCGAAGCGGATACCAATATGAATAGGAGCGTGACATGGAACTGGAAGTCATATTCTCAGACGATAGGGACGAGTGTTTAGAGCACTATGGCGTCAAGGGGATGAAATGGGGAAAGCATTTAATGCGGGAAACCAACAACGCCGATGACGGAGGGTGGCACAAGGATCCCGCATCCAAGGTAGCCTCCTTGGATACGTTCGGCCTCAATTTCAAGAACAGCGCCAGTATCGTTTCCAGTGCGGCCAAGGACCTCAAGTCTACTAGGAAGGCCTACAGCGTGATCCGCGGCAAGAGCATTGTCAACGACATCCTCAAGCGAAACCGCGCATACAAGCGCGTCGTGTCCAGTGCGAGGGCAAACGCCAAGAGAGCGTCCGAGAATTCCAAGAAGAACAAGATCGTGCAGCGTATTCGCGTCACCAAGGGCGGGAAGTTTTAAATCTCAAAGCGCGCCCATAGCTCAATGGCTGAGCAGGGGACTCATAATCCCTTGGTTGGGGGTTCGAATCCCTCTGGGCGCACCAGGACGAAAGGAGGGCGCCGATGCCCAACATCATATACCGGGGAAGCACGCCGACGCTCGTGTTCAAGCCCACCAACGGCATGAACGTGTCGGATCTGGGCACGCCGACGGTCGCGGTAGTGCAGGACCTCGTGTTCCTGACGCCGACGGTCGAGGTCGACGCGTCCAACAACAGGATATTGGCGAAGCTCACGGAAGCGGAGACGCTTCGCCTGGTCGCGGGAGTCGAGACGAGGGTGCAGCAGGCTTGGCTGCTCGAGAACGGGGACAACGTGAGGTTCCCGATCAAGAACATCGAGGTGGCCGACACTCTCATCCACACGCTCGAATCGGAGGAAACCGAAGAGACGACAGGGGAGTAGCCTCCGCGGATATTTCACACCCCTTAATGGGTGATGTGCCCGGAGGATAGAAAGGAGTTCTTATGGGTATTGTCAAGAAGGAGAAGTCCAAAATCGAGAAAGAGATAGAGGACCTGGACGTCAAGTTGGCGTCGCTGGATCCCCACACGCAGGGGGCCGAGTACGAGCAGTTGCTCAAGTTGAGGAGCATGTTGGTGGAACAGACCGAGAAGGGCTGGACCTCCAAGATCGATCCCAACATGGTGATGCGCGTCTTGGCCACCTTCGGCGTGGCGGGTCTCGTGATGCTGTTCGAGGCGAAGGGTCACATCTTCACCTCGAAAGGCACTTCCTTCATGCCGAAGATCCTATAGGGGTCTGGACAGAGAGGCAATCGCCTGGACGGGGGAGTCGCGAAAGCGGTTCCCCTGTTTTATTTTTGTATTATTCTCAACCGCGAATTTTTCACATCATATTATGAGAGATACAAGTGAAAGGAGTTATCATGAGGAATTTCGTGTTTTGTGTAATCGTTGATTGCATGCGGATGCTAGCACTTTTCATCCCAGGATTTGTATTTGCGATCTGGATTGACTCCAGCTTCTTGCTGGTGTTCAACGTGATCGTGTACGTATTCTTCGCAGGGATGGTTGTGTTCGACTACGCTGATGCGCTTGACGAGCACGAGAACGAGAACGATTTTGATAATCGCAACGCTCTCGAAGAGGTCGCATAACGCGGCCTCTTTTTTTTTTCGCGAATATTTAACGCTCCTTTATAGGACTGATGGAAAGGAGAATGTCATGCTGCAAGTTAAAAGTAGCAAAGCTCATGGATGCCTGTTCCTCGGAAAGGGGATCGTGGGCCATCC